TAAAATAAACACATAGCGAAAAAGCAAATTTGGGAAAAGCGTAGCGAATTAGCTGATACAGCGTTCGTTACGCTTTGTTTTTCTATGGAGCAGAGCCAACGAAATGCCACCTCGAAGCCAAACGGTGCAGAAGTTCAGTTACCACCTCATTACTCCCATAACGGGTGCAGATTTCTTGCTAAATAGTTCTGTTTCTGCGTTTTGCGTCGATTTGCATAGCTGTCGGTAACTCACTAATAACTAATTTTGTAACCAAAAAAGGAGTGAGTATGCGAAGTACATTCAAGGTATTATTTTACGTGAAGAAAGGCAGCGAGAAGCCGAACGGCAACCTGCCTCTGATGTGCCGTATCACGGTGGACGGCGAGATTAAACAGTTCAGTTGCAAGATGGACGTTCCCCCACGCTTGTGGGACGTGAAGAACAGCCGTGCTTCGGGCAAGAGCGTCGAAGCGCAGAGAATCAACCTTGCGGTAGATAAAATCCGTGTGGATGTAAACCGCCGTTATCAAGAACTGATGCAGACGGACGGTTATGTTACCGCCGCCAAACTCAAAGACGCCTATCTCGGCATCGGCGTCAAGCAGGAAACCTTGTTGAAGCTGTTCGAGCAGCACAACGCCGAGTTTGAGAAGAAAGTCGGACACAGCAGGGCGCAGGGGACATTTACCCGTTATCGGACGGTCTGCAACCATATTCGGGAGTTCCTGCCCCATGCCTACAAGCGTGAGGACATCCCGTTAAAGGAACTCAACCTCACATTCATCAACGATTTCGAGTATTTTTTGCGCACGGAGAAGAAATGCCGCACCAATACCGTGTGGGGCTACATGATTGTGTTGAAACACATCGTTTCCATTGCGAGGAACGACGGGCGTTTGCCGTTCAACCCCTTTGCGGGATATATCAACTCTCCCGAAAGCGTGGATAGGGGCTACCTCACCCAAACGGAGATACAGACGCTCATGGACGCACCGATGAAGAACGCCACCCATGAACTTGTACGGAACTTGTTCGTCTTTTCCGTGTTCACGGGTTTGGCGTATTCGGACGTGAAGAACCTCACCGCCGACCGCCTGCAAACATTCTTCGACGGCAATCTGTGGATAATCACCCGAAGAAAGAAAACCAACACCGAATCGAACATCCGTCTTTTGGACGTTCCAAAACGTATCATAGAGAAATACAAGGGGCTGGCAAGGGACGGTCATGTTTTCCCCGTTCCGAGCAATGGCAGTTGCAACAAGATACTCAAAGAGATAGGCAGACAGTGCGGTTTCAAGGTGCGCTTGACCTATCACGTTGCACGTCACACGAACGCCACGACCGTACTTTTGTCGCACGGCGTACCCATTGAAACCGTCAGCAGGCTTCTCGGTCACACTAACATAAAGACCACCCAGATTTACGCCAAAATCACCGCCCAAAAGATAAGTCAGGACATGGAAGACTTGTCGCACAAGTTGGAGGATATGGAGAAGAGTATTTGCCGAGCCATTTAGTCACCTTAAAACAGTATACCGATGAAAGGAGAAAGGAACATTATCACGATGGACGGGCAGGGCAATATCTCCCTGCCGAGCGATATAGGCGCAACCGCCATGACCGAGTGGGAAATCTGCGAACTGTTCGGGGTTATTGCCCCGACGGTTCGGGCTGGGATAAAGGCTCTCTGCAAAAGCGGAGTTTTGAGCGTATATGACATAAGGCGCATTATCCGCATATCGGACAGATACAGCGCGGAGGTTTACAATCTCGAAACGATAGCCGCCCTCGCTTTCCGTATCGAATCATTCGGGGCGGCGAAAGTCCGCAAAGTGTTGCTGGAAAGGATTATACACGGGCGAAAAGAGAACAGCATGATTTTTCTTTCGCTGAATGTCGGCAGTCAAGCAGTCATATCGTCATGAAGTCATGTCGTACTGTCGTATTGGAATCATTGAATCTGTAAGTCAGTCAATCCATTAATAACCGACTATGTGCAGATACGCAGATTCGATTTTCCGAACACAGCAAAGCGGAGCAATCATTCCCGTTTACAAAGGCAAAGCAAGCACGGGGCTTTATGTCGGCTAAAAGGTCGGGCGGCTGCGCCGTTTCCCGATAAATCTTCCTCTCGCTTCGCTGCGAGCGTATTTATCGGGAAAACCTTGTATCCGACCGCCCCGTGCAAAAGAGCCTTTGAAAACGGAAACGACCGCCCCGCCACCCACCGACCGAAAGGGAAAAAATAAGGTGGGGGTATATGGGTAAGCAGACGGCAGGGACAGCCACCGCCGAAAGGCAGACGGACAGACGGACGGCACGCCGCAGGGTATTTACGGAGAAAATACCGTAGCTTATTAGGGAATTTTCCGAGCCGCAATACTACGTATCGCTGAAAATTCCCCAATAAGGCAAGGGGCAAGCCCCTCTGCACACCCCGTTGAGGACGGCATTTCGCCGCCCTCAAAGATAGTCAAGTTTATTGTTTCACAAGCCAAAAAAGAAAGGAAGAATATATGGGTTTCGTAGTTTTACACATGGAAAAGGCGCACGGCAGCGACAGCGGAACAACCGCACATATCGAGCGTTTCATCATACCGAAGAACGCCGACCCCACACGCACCCATCTGAACCGCAGGCTCATCGAATACCCCGACGGGGTGAAAGACCGTTCGGCGGCTATACAGCAGAGATTAGAAGAAGCGGGGCTGACACGCAAAATCGGAAGCAACCAAGTACGGGCAATCCGCATCAACGTGTCGGGAACGCACGAGGACATGAAGCGGATAGAGGAAGAGGGACGTTTGGACGAGTGGTGCGCCGACAATCTGAAATACTTTGCCGACACGTTCGGAAAGGAGAACATCGTGGCGGCGCACCTGCATAGGGACGAGGAAACGCCGCACATACACGTTACACTCGTCCCCATCGTCAAGGGAGAGCGAAAGCGCAGGAAAAGGGAGGAGCGGACGAAGAAGCGATACCGCAAGAAACCGACCGACACCGTGAGGCTGTGCGCAGATGATATTATGACACGGCTGAAATTGAAGTCCTACCAAGATACCTATGCCGAAGCGATGGCGAAATACGGGCTGCAAAGGGGCATAGACGGCTCGAAGGCTCGCCACAAGTCCACGCAGCAGTATTATCGGGATATACAGAAACTCTCCGATAATCTGAAAGCGGAGGTGGTGGATTTGCAGCAGCAAAAAGAAACGGCACGGGAGGAACTAAGACGGGCGAAAAAAGAAATACAGACCGAGAAGCTGAAAGGGGCGGCAACCACCGCAGCCGCCAACATCGCCGAGAGCGTCGGCTCTCTTTTCGGCAGCAACAAGGTCAAGACGCTGGAAAGGGAGAACACCGCCCTGCATAGGGAGGTAGCCGACCACGAGGAAACCATCGAAGCCCTGCAAGACAGAATACAGACCATGCAGACCGACCATAACCGACAACTGTTGGATATGCAGCAAAAGCACGGCAGAGAGATAGCCGACAAGGAAGCGAGGCATAAGGAGGAAATATCGTTTCTGAAAGCGGTAGTCGCAAGGGCGGCGGCATGGTTTCCCTATTTCCGTGAAATGCTCCGTATCGAAAACCTATGCCGCCTTGTCGGGTTCGATGAAAGGCAGACGGCAACGCTCGTCAAGGGAAAGCAGTTGGAATATGAAGGGGAACTCTATTCGGAGGAACACAAGCGGAAGTTCAAAACCGAAAAGGCAGGGTTTCAAGTGCTGAAAGACCCGACGGACGGGACGAAACTGGTTCTTGCCATTGACCGAAAGCCCATTGCCGAGTGGTTCAAAGAGCAATTCGACAAGCTACGGCAGAGCATACACCGACCTATACAACCGCAAAGGAAAAGCAGAGGGATGAAACTGTAGAATTCCGATTTTAAACAGTGAGCAAATAAATCTGTTGCAACATAAGTGATTATCACAACTTTTCATTACTTTTGTGTTTGGATTGGGGAAACTCCGTCCAAGACATATTAGAAAAGAAAGAAGCGTTATGCTTATCTTGTTGTTGAAAACGTAGGAAATTTTCAAAATGAGCAAGGATGGCATAGTGGTTCTCACGCTATAGCGTGGGCTGCTATTACTACATCTGCTCATTAGGGTTTTCCTACGACCTTCAACAAAGACGTGGCATTGCAGTTCCACGCTTCTGTGTAATTAACGGCTTTATTGGAACTTAATGAGCCATAGGAATAAAGAAAAATATGAAATTAATCAAACAAATTATACCTATCGCTATTATTATAACATTAATGACATCTTGTGCATCAAGCAGGATTGTACTATCAAGCAATGCAGATGTAAGCAAGTACAAGTATGTTATTTTTGGTAGTGAATCATCAGGTGATAGAGAATTAGATGATATTATAATGGCAGTTCAAAATCAAATTGCAGAAACAAATCTAAAAGTGTTATCTACCTCTAATATCTCAAAGGTATTGGAGTGTTCTGATAGCATTCTTACGCCTAATATCCATGTTACTTCTGAAAAATGGGATGGAGGACATACATATATTACAGTAACATTTTACGACTACAATAACAATCAACGTATAGCAGTAGTAAAAAGTAGTGGAATAGGAATGACTGTAAGCCATGACCAAAATATAGCGTTAGGCGCAATAAGAAAAAAACTTGATAAATTATTTAAAGATAATTGAGTGTCCACCACAATGAGAATAAGATATGTACCCACACGATAATATTTTTAATATTTATTACAATATAGGTAAGCGAACACCATTTTTAGTTAAACGGTGTGAGTTGGGTTTAGCACGCTCATCAAGTGAAGAGAGGCGTATTGACCCTAATCGAGATAGAACCTTTTTAGTTGAAACAGTAAAGCCACGTGGTAAATATGGAAAAGCTTATGGTAAATGCTTTATGAATGGTAAACCTGATGACACTTATAGGAAAGAGTGTTATCCAAATATCAAAGATGAAGAAATCCCTTGTGCCGGATGTGGAGAGTGGGTTTTAATTGATGTTCCTGGCGTATCTCTTGATGAAATATTTCCTATTCACAAAGCGGATGAGATACTTATGTTTGGGAAATATAAAGGGAAATCTTTGGGGGATATTTATAAAATGGATTATCAATATCTTTATTGGTTAGAAACGACAGATAGGCTTTTCAAAATTGACTTTAAAGAGCTTAAACGATTGTATCCAAATGTCGAAAAAACTTTGGATATATCTATTTCAGAAAGGATTATTGATTTTGGGAAATATAAGGGACAAAAATTTGGCGATATTAAAGATGATATTTCTTATCTTGAATGGCTTGTTTCAATAGGTAAAATATCTATTGAAGACTTTAATTTATTAACTACTATATAACCAATTAAATATGATAAGTATGAAGAAAATTTTAATCACCTTAACAGTACTCTTTGCAGTCATTGACATTATGGCACAAGAGCACCTTTCGTTTAAGGGTATTCCCATTGAGGGAAGTATGACAGAATTTTGTCAAAAGCTCAAATCTAAAGGATTTACTTCAATTGGTCGTGAAAACAATATAACTTTGTTTTCAGGGGACTTTACAGGTCGTCAAGCAACGGTAGGGGTAACTGCTACAGACGATGGAAAAAATGTTTTTGCAGTTGTCGTTTTATTTGACCCAAGTGGGGAGTGGAATACCCTTGTTAATACTTACGACTATTATAAGGATTTATATACTCGTAAATATGGCAAGCCGACAATTTCAAAAGAAAACAACCCTGCCCATTTAGATTCCAATACCGCTTTAATGGCGGAAGTGCATCAGGGAACGGTTGTATATGGTAGTGCATGGGAAGTGACAGGAGGAGATATACAACTTTCAATTGAAAAGTCTTCTGGAGTTTATGAAGGTATGGTAATGATTCGCTATCGTGATTCTCAAAATATTGAAGCCAAAATCCAAAATGATTTGGATGATATTTAGACAAGGACAGCTATGAAAAAAGTATGTATATTCATTGGTGGTGTTGTCACTGGAGCTATTCTAGTGGTTGTTGTTTCCATGCTTATAGCTGGTGGAAATTCTACTTATAAAGGAATTACATTATTTGAAAAAGAGGGAGAATGTATAAGTGAAAATTCTTTTAAGGTATTTCAAGTTTTGGATTCAGGTGAAGCCTTAGCTAACGAAGTAAAACAAGGATACTTGATACCAACAGGATTAACTGTGTTATTTTTGAATGAGGATGGACTGTCTTACTATGACGACCAAGTTATTAAGATACCTTCAGGTAAATGTGCTAAACAAATAGGGATATTCAAATATTCCGCTAAATCGGGTATGGAAAAGACAGTTCCTATAGTTGGTATACGTAACAAATAGAAAAGGTGGTCATTGACCACCTTTTCTATTTGTTACATAACATAACCTCATGAATGATTTTCTTTTTTCGCAAGCCGATTTTATAAAATTGCCACCGATAGTTCGTACTTTCGGAAAAAGATATTATATTTGCAAATGAAAGAGTTATTTGACAGTATAGCAACGCAAAACGCTGAATTTCGCACAGTTGCTAAATCGTTACCTCTATTTCTCAAATAATTCGCTAAAAGTTTATTCTTCAATCGGTTAAGTCGAACCGATAAAAATCTAAAATAAA